TGATGCAGATGGAACGCAAGATTTCTATGGCAAGATACGAGATATAAGAGTATATAACACTAAAGAGATGACAGATTCAGAAGTAGATATATTATTAAATAAAATAACAAGTTAAAATGATAAAAGTAAGTAAATACGAATTTAATTCGCAAGATCAGGCAGAGTCTAAAATAAACGCTTTGCCACACGCAACAGATGAAGACGGGAATCAATATCCTACTCATAAACACACAATCGTGAAGCTTGGCAATATAGTCATTACGCCTGGCGAATATGACGATGAAGGTAACGAAGTAAATGCTCCGGTACTAAGCGAAAGCTATCACGTAGACGTTTTATGGAAAAACATTGAAGAAGTAGACGAAGAAGGAAATGTAACGATAAACCACCCGTATGGTTGGGCTTCATATGCTATTGACATAGAAGACGAAGGTATGCACGGTTTTATGGGTGTATCGTACCAAGAGAATAAATTATGAAATTAAATGAACAAACAGAAGTAACTTTAGATATAAAAACTATATCCACTATTGTAGGTTTTGCTATTGCATTAGCTAGTATGTATTTTGCTCTTAAATCTGATATAGCAACAGCGATGGAAAAACCGGATCCTGTGATCAGCAGACAAGAATACGATTTAAAAGACAACGCGATTAGATCCGAAATAAAAACCAATAGAGATTTGATAGAAAAGAATTTTGAGAAGTTAGAAACTATCGAACAAAGACTATATGAAATAAGATGAGATTAATTTTGTTTATATTATTGTTTTTAGTGCCGTTAAAATCTGATGGAGACGCAAACATTATTAAAGTGTTACAGATAAACAGTAAATGGAATAAAGCAAATAATGTAGATCTATCAAAATTAAAAGGTTGTAAAGTAGACTTTGGTTGGTACGAAGATCAATCTCCCGAAGCTAAATCGGTAATTAAAAAACTACCTGTTATAATATTATACAGTAATAAAAAACCCGTATATAAATGGGAAGCAGATATATCTTTTAAATTAAACGTATCAATAGAAGAAGTACAACGTAAAATAAATAATATCAAATAAATATGAGAAGAGTAGATAAATTAATTATTCATTGTTCCGCTACAAGAGAGGGACAGGAGATTAGCGTAGAAACTATTAAAAAATGGCACGTAGAAGATAACGGTTGGTCAGACATAGGTTATCATTTTGTAATCGATTTAAAAGGCGAAGTACACGAAGGTAGGCCGGTAGAAAGAACGGGTGCTCACACAAAAGGAGCGAATTACGGATCCATAGGTATTTGTTATGTGGGTGGCTGTGATGAAGATCTAGAACCTAAAGACACTAGAACGCAAGAACAAAAAGACGCATTAGAAGATTTACTTTTACAATTAAAAGACCATTATCCAAAAGCAGTAGTTTATGGACACAGAGACTTTTCGACTAAAGCTTGTCCTAGTTTTGATGCTAAGTCTGAATACGCACACATTAGCTATGCCGGATAGTATCGAAGTAATAGAGCGATTAAATGGTTTTATGCTTGGGTTTAACTACTACGGGCCGGATCTAGAATATCACAATCACGAAGTAAATATCTATTTATTTATTATACAACTAAAATTAACTTGGATAAATGAGTAAAAAGTTTAAAGACACAAAAGTAGGTCAATTCCTAAAAAGTGCGGGAAACGGCGTCTTAGACACCTTAGGAGACGTATTACCGGACGAAGGAGTAATGGGTTTGGTAAAGAACATTATTGTAAAAGACCAACAGTTACCTGCTGAAGATAAAGAAAAAGCCTTAAAACTACTAGAATTAGATATGATCGAAATGAAAGAAGTTTCGAAGCGTTGGTCCGCAGATATGAAGTCTGATTCGTGGTTAAGTAAAAACACAAGACCGCTTAGTTTAATGTTTTTGACTATAAGTATGGTTTTATTAATTTTACTAGACAGTCTAGAAATAGCATTTACTGTTGGAGATGAATGGATACAGCTATTACAAACACTACTAGTTACGGTATATATTGCCTATTTTGGAAGCAGAGGAGCAGAAAAGTTTCAAACCATTAACAAAAAGACTTGACAATGTCAAATTAATTTACTACCTTCGTTACGAGTCGGTACGTCTCCAGACGCAAGACGGATCGGCGAGTACAATACACGCTAAATATAATCTTAAATCAATTTTGAAAAAAAAGAAGCCTAGTCGTAGTTCTTTAGTAAAACGCTTAGACTCAGAGTTTAGTAAGTATATACGTCAAAGATTTGCGGTAAGAGGCAAGGCTAGATGTTTTACTTGTGGTAAAATAGATCACTGGAAGAATTTACAGTGTGGACATTTCCAAAGTCGTAAGCATTATAGCACAAGGTGGAATCCTCAAAACTGTCAAGTGCAATGCGTTAAGTGTAATATATTTAGACAAGGTGAGCAGTTTATATTTGGTAAAGAATTAGATAAAAAATATGGTATTGGTACCGCTAAAGAACTGCATTTAGAAAGTCTAAAGACGGTTAAGCTGTCAAACGTAGATCTACAAGAACAAATAAAATATTACAAAGATTTGAATAAGACTTTATAGAACACTATGTGTGTATTTTTCTCTTTTTTTAGACGTCGGTTAGTCCTTAATCGGCGTCTTTTGTTAACGGATATTTTGTAAAACGTTAATAATTTTGTATATTTGTTTGAAAGAGATGGATTCTAAAGACGCACATATCGAGTATCTTCTACTAAGAATCGAAACGCTTACAAAAGAAAACGATAAACTAGTCAAAGAACTAGAATCCTATATTAATAACCAAAATCAATAATATGATGGAATCAGTAATTAAATCCGTAAACCAAGTAATGGATAACGGTGTTCCTTCCATATGGAACGGAATGAGTAAATTTGACGTATCATTTGAATCAGGGCATATGTATACGTTTTTTAGTAAAGGCCCTTTTAAAGGTCAAGTAGGACAGACGCTAAAGTTTGAACCGAAGAAAGATCAAAACGGTGTTGAGAAAGGCACAGCTAGTATTGTAAGAGAAAACAGCTATCAAAAGCCTTATAATAATACCGGCTACAAATCTAGAAGCAAAGACGAAACAATAAGTCGTTTAGCAGTACTTAAAGCTAGTGCAGAATATCACGCGCAAAGGCTAGACAGTACAGACGATGCAGTAGTAACAACCGCTGACAAGTGGGTAAATTGGGTTAACAATGGATAATCAAGAATCACAGTTTATAGATAGTATATATGCTAATAAAGGTAAATACGATTTTATCGTAGCAATGTTAGATGTCGACGTCAAAGAATTTAGCAAGTTTATTTCTAAGAACAAAGAGTACATAGAAAAAAACAAAGGCAAAATAAGAATTGATATTCTTAGAACTAAAAAAGACTATAATAAGTTTTATTGTAAGTTTACTCCTTTTATACCGAAAAAGGTAGAAGTAGAGGATCATATGCCTGACCGCACAAAAGAAGATGACGACGACGGATTACCGTTCTAAAAGTGGGGGTTGCAAGACCCCCCTTTTTTTTGTATATTATAGTAAAGAGAAAAAATGCTTATAGACTACGATCACCAAATCAATAAACTTATCGACATACGTACAGGCAAAACTAAAGAGGGTTTAGGCTTAGACGTACCGGCAATCGACAAATACATACGATTCAAAGAGGGAAACTTTAACATATGCTTAGGACACGCTAACGTAGGAAAGACTACTCTTGTTTTATATCTTATGCTATGCTACACGCTAAAACACAATAAGAAATGGCTAGTGTTTAGTAGTGAAAACGAGCCATATAGCATAATACGTAAACTAATAGAGTTTCTGAATCACAAACCGTTACATAAGATCTCAGAAAAAAACTTCAAAAAGTCACAAGAGTACATCACTAATAATTTCAAATTCATATCAAACGAAAAATTATACAGCTATAAAGACATACTAGAACTAGCTCAGGCAGTTAAAAACGCTTGGGAATATCACGGAATATTAATAGATCCGTATAACTCACTAATAAAAGACAACGAACTAATAAAAGCAGTAGGAGGCCACGAATACGATTATCAAGCTTGTACAGAGCTAAGAATGTTTTGTAAGAAACAAAGAATAACAATGTGGCTAAACACACACGCAAACACAACAGCACTCAGGATCCGACACGCAATAGGCCACGACTTTGCAGGGTATCCAATACCGCCTTTAGCAGCCGACGTAGAAGGAGGAGGTAAGTTTGTAAATAGAGCAGATGACTTTTTAGTAATACACAGATATACTCAGCACCCTACCGAATGGGTATACAGTCACTTGCACATACGAAAAGTAAAGGAGATAGAAACCGGAGGCCGTCCGACTATGTTAGACGAACCAATACGTCTAAGAGCAGTAGTCAACAACGTAGGCTTTACAATAGACGATCATAATATTATACAGGGTATTAAACGTCCTTTTTGATGATTTAAGATATTTTTCTTAAATTGGTGTATGTCTAACTATTTAACCCGATTAGGAAAAAAGCATAAACAATGGATTTCTTATGTATGTAGTTTCGGATGTAATCCCGATACAGCAGAGGATCTTGTACAAGAAATGTATCTAACGGTAAACGACTATTCAAATAGAACAGGCAAAAACATAAATGACTTTCTATATAAAAACACAGGAGAAATAAACTTCTACTTTATATATGTAATACTAAAAAGAATGTTTTTAGATCTAAAGCGTAAAGAAGTAAAAGTCAACGTTATAGATATAAAGAATATAGATTTAAGCGAAGAAGAAGGTTTTATATACAGCAAATTAAAAGGTACAAAAGTTGGAACGCTAGTATTAGAAAACAAACAGGAGCAAGACGAAATCTATTTAAAACATAAAGTAATAGAAGATTATCTTTTGAATGATGATTTTTTAGAACTAACAACAGAGGGTAAAATAGAAGATTACGATATTAAAAAATTTGGAGCGTTTTATAAGCGTAAACTATTTGAAGAAGTATTTATAAAAGGCCAAAGCATAAGACA